CAGCATTTACGGCAACAGCTGGTGATACAGAGATTGAGTCGTTGCGTCGTGCGATCACTGCAGTAAATAAGGCTGATTACATGGCGAATGCAATCATCCTCAACCCGACTCAGTGCGAGAAGATGGACCTCGATAAAGGCACAGACGGCCACTTCCGCGCTGCTGATCCGCGCGTTGGTGCTCCGGCTACTGCTTGGGGTCTACCTATCATTGAGACCAACTCTATTCCTGCCGGCAAGTTCTTGGTTGGCGCATTTGATATGTGCAACCAGGTGTGGAACCGCGAGGGTGTGGTTGTTGATATCAGTGACTCGGATGGAGATAACTTCCAGCAAAACCTACTCACTCTTCGAGCTGAGAAGCGTTGTGCTTTGGCAACTTATCGCCCTGCATCATTGGTTGGCGGTGATATTGTCGCTTAATTACTAATGACAGTAATGAGATGAGAAAGGGGGCTTCGGCCTCCTTTTTTATAGGAGTTAAATATGCGATTACGAGCACTTACGAGCTTTAGCTCAACAGCAATCGGCAATGTAGAGAGTGGTTCTTACATTACTAACGTCAACGAAGCTTTTGCAAAGCACCTTATCGACACCGGGTTGGCCGAGATTGTAAAAAAGGAGACAAAAAGCGATGAAGTACAAAGTCCAACAGCTAAGCCAGCCAAGTCAAATACTAAGCGATCAGGAGCTAAAGGATCATCTAAGGACTGACGAGGCAAGCGAGGACGATTTGCTTGAGGCTATGGCGTTAGCGGCTCATGAAAGAGCAGAGCACTATACAGGCTTAATGTTTGGCGAGCGTAGTTGCCTAATTAGCCTAGATAGCTTTGTTGAAGAGCTTAGCTTTTTTGACTACGGGATTTTTGATGTCAACTCAATTACATCGGTTTCATATATAAATGAAAGCGGTTCGACAGTTTCTTTCAGTGGTTATGAGTTAGTTGACTCATTCTCTTTCGGCTCAAAAATCATATTTGATAGTCCTCTACCTACAGTTCAAGAGGGAAGAAAAAAGGTTTTAATAACATTTTCTGCGGGCCTTCCCGTGGTTCCCGAGTCAGTTAAAGCAGCAATGAAGCTTATTGTCGGCAATCTCTACGAGCACAGAGAGGATGACTCCTTAATGCGCGTCAGCCCTATTAGTGTTTCCTCCAAAGCGTTGCTAGATCAGGTCAAGCAGCAGGCAGGCGCTTTATGAGCGGCCGTCTTAGAAACAAAGTGGAGCTGCTAGTTAGAGATAGTAGCGTTGATGCGTTTGGAGATCGAAGCGAGAGCTATGCAACGGTTGGCTATAGATGGGGCGAGGTTGTTGATTCATCTGGCCGAGAGTTTGGCTCAGATATGGGGCAAGAGTCAGAAGTTAATACGCGAATCACGCTAAGGCAGGACTCTCTAACAAAGACGCTTAAGAATGATGATGCTATTGGTTATGGCGGTGTTACTTACTTAATCGAAAGCATCAAGAACAAAGACAACAGGAAGCGTTTTTTAGAGCTTCAGTGTGTAAAAGATGATCGGTAAAGCAAAAATAAAAGGCGATAGAGACCTTAAAAAGAAGCTCGCCAAGCTGCCTCAAGTCATGCAGAACAAAATAGGCCGTCAGGCTATGGCAGAGGCTTCAAAGCATTACAGGAAGGCGATTAGGGCAGAGACTCCGCGAGATTCTGGCTCGCTCAGAAAAGAAATTAGATTCAAGATTAGGCGCAGCAGAAAGGGTCAGTTTAAGGGCATTGTGGGGCCAACTAAAAAGGGCTTTTATGCTCAGTTCATTGAGTTTGGTACAGCGCCCCACAGAGTCCCAAGCGAATATCGAGGCTCAGGAAGAAATAAGCGAAAGAACAGCGCCCGAATAGTTATTGGCGATAGCGTTTATTCTGCGGCAAATGTTTCAGGCATCAAGGCGCGCCCGTTCCTAAGACCAACTTTCAAGCGTGAAACACCTGCCGTTTTAAAGAAGGTTCGAGGCTTTGTCTGGAAGCGGGTTCTTCAGGAGACTAGATAAATGCGAATAGATAAGGTTTTGACGGAATTAAAAGCTGGTGCCGTTATTGGGTTGGTTGGCGTTTTTGTTTCAGAGGTTCCTCGAGGTGAGGATTATCCGCTTTTACTTATAACACCCGTCTCAGACGAGGTTATGAACACGCTTGGCGGTGAAGTTCAAAACATAGCGCGCTTTTCAGTTCAAATTGATATTTGGTCAAAAAGTTACTCTGAGGCCTTGGATTTACTGAACGCGACTCGCTCAGCAATGAGCTCTTCTGCAACGTATTCATCGGTACTTTTAACAAACAGATATGAGCATGATGTTGCGAACTCGTTACATAGGTTTTCAGCTGATTTCTCTATTTGGAATTAACTAAGAACAGTTAAATCATGGCGGCTTGGGTCGCCTTTTTTATTTAAAGCGAAAGGAAATAGATATGACTAGCACAGCAATTTCAGCTCAAGGCGCAACACTTATGGTTGGCGCTACTGGCGCAACGCCAACGACAGCAGTTAAAAACATTAAGTCGTATTCTGGATTTGATGGTGAAGCATCGGAGATAGACGTTACGAACCTCGACTCTACTTCGAAAGAATATCGTCTTGGCTTGCAGGATTTTGGTTCTTTTACTGCTGAATGGAATCCTGATTATACCGATGCAGGACAAAATGAAGTTCGCGCAGCTCAAGCATCAGGGGCGGTGAAATCGTTTTTGTTGACGCTTCCGAACGGCAACACTCTGGCCTTCGATGGCTTGGTGAAGAACGCCACTTCAGCATCAGGAGGTATTGACGCGACTCATGATGGTTCGGTGTCGATTCGTATTACTGGTGACGTTACAGTTACGGCAGTTTAAGGGGCTGAAATGTTATCTAAAGATCAAATTATTGCGTCAGCAGATCGCAAGACGAAAGAAGTTGAAGTTCCTGAATGGGGTGGCTCAGTTTTACTCGCAGAAATGTCAGCAAAAGATCGTGATGATTACGAAATCGCGCTGCAGACCTTTGATGAAAGCGGTAAGGCGAAGTTCAACCCTGACAATCTTCGCTCGAAACTGGTTGCAGCCTGTATTGTCGATGAAAACATGAATCGAATGTTCACGGCTGAAGAACTATCAGGCAAGAACGGCAAGGTCATTGATCGTTTGTTTCAGGAGGCTACAGACCTGAACGCGATTGATGAAAATGCCATTGAGGATGCAGCAAAAAACTAATAGCTCGGCCAGTAAGACGCTTCCTGTTTTTACTGGCCGAGAAGTTAGGTATGACGGTGACGCGCCTTTCGCGTGAAATCACTTCCTCGGAGCTAACGGAGTGGATGGCGTATCTGAATCTGGACGAGCTTCAAAAGAAAATCGAGGCTGATTCAATGTCAGAAAGCGAACGCTCGGAAGCAATAATGAATCTCATAGTTGGGGCATCTAATGTTCGGTAACTTTATCGGGAAGCTCGGCATTGATCTGGAGCTTAATTCATCGAAAGTAGTCGCAGGAGCAGCAAAAGCTCAAGGCGCTCTAGGCTCGGTGAGTAAGGCTACGAGCAAGCTGAATAAGGTCATGGGTGCTCTGGCTATTACAGGAGGCGGCGCGGCACTGTCAGGGCTTGTGAAAAGCTCCATAGATGCCGCCAACCATCTGAATGATCTTAGTGACCGGCTCGGTACGACAGCAGAGGGTTTGTCTCGCTTGCAATATGCGGCAGACCTTACGGGTGTTTCTAGCCAGACGCTTGAAATGGGCTTGCAGCGAATGACGCGCAGGGTTGCAGAAGCAGCCGGTGGCACAGGTGAGGCGGTTAAGGCTCTGCAGGAGCTTGGTCTTTCAGCGAACAAGCTCAAAGAATTGCGTCCAGAGCAGCAGTTTCAGGTTTTCGCTGACGCGCTCGATGGCGTTCCGGCTAACGCTGACAAAGTTCGGCTTGCAATGAAATTACTCGACTCCGAGGGCGTGGCGCTCTTGCAGACGATGAAAGGCGGTTCTTCTTCGTTGCAGAAGTTCGCGGAAGAATCGGATAAAGCAGGGGCGACAATTTCAACCAAGTTCGCGCAGGACGCGACAGCAGCGAACGCAGCACTGAAAAAGCTCGGCGCCGTTTCAACGGGTCTTTCTAATCAATTGGCTACGAACTTAGCGCCAACTCTTGAGGCGGTTGCTCAGTTTATGTCTGACGCTATACCTGTCGCGGCTAATTTTACGTCCAGAGCGTTCAACGGAATACGGGCGGTGGTCGCACAGTCGGCGGCGGTCATTCTTGAATCAATGCGAACCGTCACCTACGCATTTTCCGGTGTATCGGAAACGATGGCGAGCTTGGATAGGGTGTTAGCAGAGGCCAGTCAGTCACTCTCAAACGTGGCAAACGACTTCGCAAACAATGTCGTGGAAGCAGCTAACGGAACTCAGAAGTTGCGAATTGAAACGGTGGCTGCAGGAGTTCAGTTTGAGGACTTTGTAGGTAAAACAGATTCAGCAGCAGAGGCAACCAAGCGGCTAACGGAAGCGGAAAAAGAGCGGTCAGCAGCTCTTGAACAAGCCTCACAGGTGACCAGTCAATTTGAAACAGTCCGTGAATCCTTGCTGACTGAAGAACAGCTTGAAATGGAATCTCACGCTCGCCGGCTCGACACTATTGAGCAGTTCCGGTTGCAGAACTCGGAGCTATCAATGATGGCGAACGATATGGAAGAACAGGAGCGAGCGCGGCATCAGGACGCTCTCACAAAAATAGATCAAAGTTCCTCTCAGCAGCGCATTAGACAGGCGCAAGTTGAAGCAAGGTCAAAGTTCAGCGCAATGAGTAGCATCTTCGGAAACCTGTCAACATTGATGAACTCCGGCAGCAAAAAGCTATTCAAAATCGGCAAGATCGCAGCGATAGCGAACGCTATTGTAAACACGGCGCAAGGTGTCACGTTGGCACTGGCTCAAGGTGGCGCTTATGCCGCTCCGATGGCGGCAGCAGTAGCAGCGGCAGGGGCGGTTCAGATTGCGAGCATCAGGGCGCAACAGTTTGGCGGTGGTGGTTCTGTATCGACAGGCGGTATAGGTTCCTCGACTCCGAACGTATTTCGTCCGGCACAGCCTGATATTCCAATTTCATCACAGCAAAACGAGCGAGCATTAACGATTAACTTCAATGGTGACGTTTCAGGTGTCACGGCAGAGGGTATCGCGGAATCGCTTAAAGACTATATCAATGATACTGACTTTGTTCTGATCGAGTCAGGTTCAAGAAACGCGAGGACCTTGACAGCATGAGTTTAGTTCAATATACGGCAATAAACCGAGGCTCGCTTATCTCAGGCCATGTCGAGGGTACGGAATACAGCTTTGATCTTCCATTCGCCTCAAAGACTACTGAAATCAAGAGACAAGGCGTTCCGGCAGTTTCGTTATCAGGCAAGCGTTTCTATACAGGGCATAGAGTCGAAACTTCTATTTCACTGACTACAGCACCACTTCATATCGCCAGCCAAAGTGCTATCAATGAATCGGTTGAGGAAATGTTCATGTCCGTTGCGTCAGGTGAAATGTTTGAAATAGATTTTGGCTCGGGATATGAGCAGTACGTCATTGATGGGAGTTTGTCTAAGTCGATAGTTGATAATTTCTATAATCAGTTTTCATTCAAGGCGGTGAAAGTGTGAGAAGTGATAGCGCAGGATTCCAGAATCTAAATCAACTTGCTTCGCGTGACCCTGTCTTTGTCGTTGAGATAGCTTTTGATTCAGCGAATACGGATTTGCATTACTTGTGCAGCAGAGCCGTGAACGGTCTGACCGGAAACATTATTAACGATACGCTTCAGGGTATATCCTCTACTTCTCAGAAGATCAGTCCTGAAAAGGCGCTGTCGACAATCGGGACTATTAGCTTTGAGTGTCTTGATATTGGTTTGACTGACTTGCAGCGAACCAAGCTACAGGCAGGGGATGGACTCAAGGGCAAGCGTATTCGCGTATATAAAGGTTTTGTCGCATTAGACTGGTCAGACTATGCCTTGATTCAAACACAGGTCATAAGCGACTCAGTTTCTTTTAAGGACGGTGTCTATACGTTTCAGTGTGCAGATGTTCAGCGCGTACTTCGAAAAAATATATTTGAAGTCAAAGAGACTTCGCTATCCCAAAGCCTGAACGCGTCGGACACTGTTATCAATGTCTACGATACTTCTCAGTTTGAAATGATAAAGCAGCCTAGCTCGCCAGGCGGATTGACGGACGCGCCAAATCAAACCGTTGGTTATCTCAAAATTGAGCAAGGTGATGATGTAGAGATCATTAGGTATAGCGGGAAAACATCAGGAACTTTTACCGGATGCGTTCGTGGAGTGCTCGGAACGAAAGCTATTGACGTTGAAGTGAACGCCACAGAAGCAGACAAATCCACAAAGGTCACGGAGTATGTTTATCTGGAAATGGCCGCTCCAAAGCTGATCTATGCGCTATTGACGGGCGTTCAGTATGGACAAGCAGAGGGCTTGCCTGAACACTGGCATTTAGGGGTCGCGCCTGAATACATTAAGACTTCGGACTTCCTGAATATCGGGAGTGACTGGTGGGACGTTAGTAATAATGACAATGGCGTTCCGGCAGTTCTTAGAGGTGTCGAAAAGGAGGATGGCAAGAAGTTCATCGAAGAAGAATTATTGATAATGCTTGGCGCATTTATGCCGATTTATGCGAATGGTGAAGTCGGACTCAAGCGGATGACGGGGGTGCTTAGTCAAGGCGGCTTTGATAAGGAGCTGAACGAGGATAACGTAGTTCGATATGGCGAGCTGAAGCATGATCTAGGAGGGGTCATAAATCAGATTATTATTGCGTGGAACTTTGTTGAAGCTCGGGATGGTTTCACAAGACGCAGTATTCTAGTTGACCCTGATTCAATCGAGCGCAACGGCAAGTCAAAACCATTAGAGCTAAATCTTCGCGCATTAGAAACTTCGCGCCACTCTTATTCTACAATCAAATCACGTTTTGATGCTCTTAGAGATCGTTATGCCGGAGCGCCTTTACGTCTTCAGCTAACGCTCGCGCCAACAGAAAACGAGCTAGAGATTGGCGATATTGTGCGCGTCAATCTTCCTCAAATCGAGGATTTTACTCAGAGCGGAGTAGGTCTGAATAGGAACTTTGAGGTTCAGCGCGTCACACAAGATTGGATTAAGGGAAGTGTGAAGATCGACTTGTTCGGTTCGTCAGCAGTTGCGTCACCAGTGCCGGAAGAATCTGGCTTTGGCAGCGAGGTTGTTGATAGTGGATTCTTTTCATCTTCGGGTACTGAAATTTCACCGGCAAACTTTGGAGCGGCAGTAACGGACGTTGGAGGCGTAACAACCGTTGTTAGTAATATCTCACTGACAGGTGGTTCCGATATTAACTCTAGCGACTCGATCTTCTATTGTGACCAAGACTTGACTATCAATGCAGGGGTCACAGTCACGATCATAAGCAATGTCCAGATTCGTGCAAAAGGCTTCTTTCAGCTTAATGGAAAGATTGATGGAAAGGGGCGCGGATTTACAGGCGGCTTGGGAGTGTCGCAGGGCGCGTCAACTAATTTGGACCTTAATTATTATAGATCTTACGGCACTTCGACCCCATTTTATGCAGCTTCAAACTTCGGGACGAGGGGGTTTATTGACCCTAAATTTATTCCGCAAAGAGGCGGCTTTGTTACTGTCAGTGGTAATGAGCAATCTTCATACAAAACTCTTGTATATCCTGATTTAGCGGGTGAAATTTCACAGGGCGGCTCAAGAAATGCCGCGCCATCGCTCGATCTTAAAATATCCGGCACTCAGCTTTCCGGCTTGCCTAGCGATTTACGAGGCAGTTCAGGGGTTGGAGGCGGTGTATGCGTACAGTACGAGTCATATTTTGGCACTTATATTGACCAAAGAGCAGGAAGTGACGGAGGGGCAAGCGGAGCAGGACTGGTCATTGTTTGTAGTGGTGCTGATATAGGCGCTAATGGAGTCATTGATACGTCCGGTGAGGACGCTGCTCAACCAAGCGTGACGCAAATGGCAAAGGTCGCAGGGAATGTTTCGGGGCATCTAACTCATTCATCAGGTACGGGAGGCGCTTGTGGCGCATGTTACTGGCTGATTGTTGGTGCAAGTTCTACAGCTCCGACTTTGAACCAGAGCAATAGCGTTGCGAATATAGGCGGTTCGAAAGCTGACGTAAATACAGATAGTGAAATCAACTTTTCGTCAGACAGAATTATCGACTTTGATTGGCGCTCAGGTGTTGGCGCATACCGTCAGGTTCGTATGGGTGGAAATAATGGCGCGACCATATCAATGCCGTTCTACGGTCAGCCATTGATCTTACAAAACGCATATCAGAGTTGTCACAAAATCCAGTACGTCAATTACGCTTCCGCTATCGAGGGCAGCGTCACTCCTGTCTATGCAGAAGACGCAACATTCACGCTCACGGAGTTTGTTAATTCACCGGAAACAGCAACTCAAAATCGTTGTACTGTCGAGGTTTCAATAACTCCACCAAGCGATACGG